TTACTGCATCTGTCCTTCCGGATATCCGTGGTGGGGTTGTCGAACTCATCCGCCACTGCCGGACCGTTATACCCGCATTCATCGCCCCGGTAATCCCACATACAGGTGTTCGCCAGCATGATGCGACCGGGAAACAGCGCACCGTCCGTCTCCGTCGGTGTCGCCAGCACAAACGAGGCCGTCATGGCCGTCAGCGCTGACATCTGCTCCACCACCCACCGGTCCGTCAGCTCCTGCTCCGGGTCTGCCTCAGGATTGCCTGCCACAAAGTTCACCGCATCCAGAAAACGCGCATACACCCGGCGACGGACCACCGTGGCACCCACCAGGCTCTGCAAATCCTCCGCCATCCCTGTGACCAGCCCGAACAGATTGGACACTGTCAGCGACGGGCGGGCACTGCTGCCCTTTCCGTTCATCTCAAAGCCGCTGCCCTCAATCGGGTACGCCTCATACTTCCGCCCCTGCCAGGTCACCGGCTCCCCTTTTTCATTCAGCTCATTACAGAAAAAATACCGCTCACCGCCCTGTACCGTCAGGTCGATTTCCCAGAGTACCACCCGCGGTGACTGCTCTGACTTAACCGACTCGTTCAGGCTTTCTTCGTGAATATCCTGCATATATCCGCCCATAAAAAAGGGGCGCAACCGCGCCCCGAACAATAAAAGTCCAATTTAAAATAAAACCAATAAAGGTAATAACAGAAAGTTAAATCAACACATGCCAGATGGCAATTGCTGATCGCAGTGACCAATGAAAACTGTGTTTTCATTGATACAGGCCGCCAGTAAGGGCTGACGGCCCGTATTTATTATACTTATCAGTAATAATCAGAACTGATAAGTCATACCCACAGCAACGATATTATCTGTCGCAACACCAGCTTTCCGGGTAAATTCACTTTCCTCAATCAGGTTAATTTTATAATCAACATGGGTGGACATATTCTTGTTAAAGTAATAAGTCGCACCGACATCAATATATTTAACCAGATCCTGATCGCCATGGTTCACACCACCAACCATAACATCCTGTCCTCGGGACTGAAGGTAGGCCAGAGACGGACGCAGACCAAAATCAAACTGATACTGAACAACGGCTTCGATATTCTGAGCTTTATCCGCAACACCTTGATCACCAAAGGTCGTCATATTCTGGGTTTCTGAATACACTGCTGCCAGATACAGGTTATTGGCATCATATTTAAGACCAGTTCCCCAGAATTCAGCATGTTTACCTTTTGCAACGCTGCCGGAATCAACGACCACTTCTTTTTCAGTCACATCCCCAGTTAAAGGATCTTTGATTTCAATAGTTTTGCTACCATTCAGTCCCTGAACCTGCTTATTGGTACGATCTGACTTGGTATACGCAGCCACAAAACCAAAACCATCAAACTCATAGCTGGCTGAGAAACCATACCCATCACCATTGGCCTTCTGGAGGTCATCGCGCTCATTTTTGCCCTGATACTGCGCCGCAAAATTCAGACCATCAACCAGCCCAAAGAAATCTGTATTACGGTAAGTCAGAACTCCGGAAGTTCGGGCAGTCATAAAGTTATCGGTCTGAGTCCAGCCATCACCACCAAACTCTGGCAGTACGTCAGTATATGATCCGACATCGTAAGCAATACCGTAGTTACGTCCGTAATCAATGCTACCAACATCAGCAAATCTCAGACCTGCAAATGCCAGACGGGTTTTATTTCCCGCGGAACCTTCAGATTCCGTTTTGTTACCAGAGAACTGGTATTCCCACTGACCAAATCCGGTCAGTTGATCATTAATCTGCGTTTCGCCTTTAAAGCCGAGACGAGCATAAGTCTGATCTCCGTCATTACCTTTATCATCCGAGAAGTAATGCAGAGCGGTTGCACGCCCGTAAAGATCCAGTTTATTACCATCTTTATTATAAACTTCTGCTGCCTGCGCCCCCGCAGCAAACATCACTGCAACTGCTACAGCAGAAAGTGCCACTGTCATTTTTTTCATGATTTAATCCTTATTTAAACTGAACTATTCATGCATTCAGATGTCATGAACAAAAATTAAAATATTTTAATACAAATTCTTAGTTCAATTTATATTACGTAACAAAATGTAAATGCAAGATCGATTTCGCACTTTCTGACAAGACAGATTAAAAATAATTAACAACTAAACACTAAAGAATGATTTATAGGATAATTCTCATCTAACTACCTGCTCTATCGTGCAACTGAAATCACTGTACCGGGCGTTATCCGTAATACTCCACTCCCGGCACACCACCCTGACCGTCCGGTTATGTTTCGGGGGCTTCCACAAAAAAGCCCGGTAACCACCATGCCATGACAGAAACGCGGACAGTGCCTCCCGCTCAGCATCCGTTGTCACCCGAAAAACCACCTGAAAGGTCTTCAGTTGCGCATTCAGTCCTGCCGGACGACGCTGCTGATAACCGTCGCCAAACTTCACCGTCACCACCGACGGTTTCTCCGTCACCTGCATCCCTTCCCGGGGACACCAGTGAAGGGTCTTAATCTCATCCACTCAGCATTCCTCCGTCACGACGCATGGATAACATCACCGCCTGTACCCGCTGGTCAATCAGTTGCACAAGGGTGCCCGCCGCTTCCGGCCCTATCTGCCCGTTAGCGCCGTCATTCTGAATGGCGATGTGGTACACCGGAGAATACACCAGACCCGCACTGCCGTTCATACTGCCCACCGCACGCACGCCGAGTGAACCATCCGCTGCCCGGGTCAGGGGCATTATGGCTTCAGGTCCGGCCTCCCCCATCAGCCCTGCCCCTTTTGCAAAGGCAAAGTACGTGGGCGTGTCCACAATACTGTTACTGTATGCACTCAGGTTTGCCGAGGTATAAACGCCGCCTTTTGCATTTGCCACCGCGCCACCCAGCCAGTTGCCTATACTGCCGAAAAATCCTCCTGCACCGGACATACTGTTTGCCGCCATCTTAATGCCGTTGACAATGGCCGCATTCATAAGAACTTTTGATATTTCCTGCAGGATTGATGCTGCCCAGCTGCGCCATTCCACTTTATTTCCGTTCAGCATCTCCGTGATGTTATTTACCATCCCTGAGATACCGTCTGTCGCAAGCTGTGCTACCTGTGAAGCGTAATCTGATGCGCTGTCCACCCAGTTGCTGACCCCCTCCTGCAGTCCTTTCTGCCAGTCCGCACGTTGTTCATCCGACCTGGCATAAAAAGCTTCCTGCTCTTTCAGTCGTTCACTCAGATACTGCGCATTCTGCGCCAGCGCCTGTCTGTAAAAATCCTCACTGATATCCCCTGCCTGATACTGAGACTGAAGGTCCGCATCTTTCTGGCGGTAGCTGTCACGAATCTGCTGCAGCTCCCTCATCCGTTCACGGATCCGCTCACCCTGCCCGTACCCCAGCAGCTCTGCGTCATTTGATGCCCTTGCGTCTGCATTATCATTTTTCAGGGTCTCCTCCCGGGCCCGTAACTGCTCCCGGATTTTCTTCTGGTCAATCAGGGCAGCATTGCGCAGCAGCTCCTGCTTCTGAATCTCCGTCAGGGTTTTCAGCTCGCCCTGCGAGGTCTGGTATTTCAGTTTTGCCAGTTCTGTATTCTTCCCTGCCAGTCCCAGTTGTTCCTTCTGCTGCTTCAGCAGACGGGAAAAACTGTCTTCCGCTTTTTCCGTCTCAGATTTTCCGCCCCGAGATTTGGGTTTATTCGCCTCATTATTGCGCCAGGCTTCCATCGAATTACGGATGTAACGCTGCCTCGCCTCCTGATACATATCCCCCACCAGACCAAGGTCATCCGCTGCATACCCCAGCCGGGCACGCTCTTTTTCTTCCCCTTTCAGCCGGGACAGGGCCAGTTGACGCTCTGTGTTATTCAGGGCGCTCTGCTGTTTATCATCCAGAGTGGCCTGTGGCAGTCGCAGCGGTACACTCGCCAGTCCCTGACGCTGTTGCAGCAGTTCATTACCCAGCCCCAGCAGGCGGTTGAATTCCGTATGCTGAACATTCATCTGCAGTAATGCCTGGTATGCCCTGTTCTGCTCTGCCGCCTCCTCACGTATCCTCGCTACACGGTTGTACTCCAGTGACGCCAGCGTTTCCTGTACAGACCTCGCCCTTTCCTGCATCTGTGTCAGTCGTGACTGTTCAACCGCCAGCCTGCCGGTTGCCTCAGCAAGGCCGTGGGTTATAATCTCCGCACCTGAACCACCCTGTGGATTTTCCTGCAGCCAGCGCTGATAGTCAGCAATCTGTGTTTTCAGTCCCCGGACTTTACTTTCCTGCTCAGCAATCAGACGATTCTGCTCTTCCAGTGCTTCGCGGGTTTTACCCTCATTATCAGCCAGTTCCGGAAGGGTCATTCCTGGCAGCTTTGCCCGGATTTCATCAATCGTCGATGCATACTGGCGCGCGGACTCCCTGGCCTGTTCCTGACGCTGGTACACCGTGTACCAGGCACCGGCCCCAAGCATCAGTAAACCGGGTATCCCGCCGACCAGAGAAAGCAGGGATGCAGCGCCACTTTTCAGCATTCCCGTAACCGACGTGGCATTCTCCAGCGCCTTCCCCGAGGCCGCCACTGCATGATTCGACTGCACCAGTGCAGCATTGGCCACAATCATGGCCCGACGTTTTGCGACGGCATTCTGTGTGACCAGCGCCTCCGCACTGGTATTTCTGGCCACGGCGAGTTCTGCCTGTGCCAGTTGCCAGGCACGTTCTGCCGCCAGAGCGTCAGCCGCCGCCTTACGTTGCACCTGAACCGCAGCATCTGCCTGCGCCGCTGCCAGGGCAACAGCGCCAGACTTCGCAGCAAGCAGTTCTGTCGTGGCCTTTCCCACACCGGATGCCATATTGCCAAAGTACCGGGCGACCCCGACAGCAACCAGCACACCCGCAGCTGTTGCCGCGGTATCAATATTTCCGGCCACACCGTTCAGTGCGCCGGAGAGCGTTTTCGTCGCTCCGCTGGCCTCATTCGCGCCGCCCACCCAGGCCATAAAGGCGTTTTCCACCTTCGTGATCCCGTCAGACACCGTTTCCGGCATGGCTGCATATTCATCACGCAATATCCCCAGCTGGCTGATTAACGCGGGAACGACTTTATCCGCCGTCAGTTGACCATCGTCCGCCATCGCCTTCAGATCTTTACGGGCCACGCCCATGCCTGCAGCCAGTGCGCGAATGATCCGGTCCCCACTTTCATTGACCGAATTAAATTCCTCACCGCGTAACACACCCTGTGCCAGCGCCTGGCTGAACTGGGTGATCACCGAACCCGCCTCTGCCGTACTGGTACCGGAAATTTTCAGCCCTGTCGAAATGGCCTCCGTCACCTTCAGCACATCATCAGCACTGTAACCATATTCACGCATCGAGGCAGCCGAACGGGCAAACAGAGCCGCATTATCCGAAAATGCGGTGCCTGTCCGCTGGCTGATATTCATCAGTACTTTCTGTGATGACGCAAATTCATCCGATGACTGCGACGCCTGTTTCAGACGGGCATTCACGGAGCTCCATTCATCCGCCAGCGAAATCAGGTGTCCGGTGGCAAAGGCACCGGCAAACGCACCGGTCATTCCGACAGCCGAAACGCGGATTTCCGTCAACTGGCTGTTCAGCTCAGCCAGAGCCCGGCGCTGCTCCCTGGCTGCCGCAGCAGCCTGACGTCCGCCATTCTGCAGGGTACGGTAATATTCACTGCCCATACGGGACGCCCGCTGGATCTCCGACTGGAATGACTGTGAATTTGCCGAAATTTTGATAATCAGTTCACGTAACGTCGCCATTCACCTTTCTCCGGGCGTAAAAAAACCGCCTCAGCGGTTCTCATCATTCATGACTGTGCTGCAAAGCTCAGCGCGTCTTCCAGCGCCGCAAACGGATCCACCTCCGGCTTATCCTCATCCTCGCCCCAGCAGAGCATGGCGTCCTTCAGTGCAACATTCATACCCTGTGCCCCGAAAACCGCTTTCACGATCTGTGCATTACGGATATCCCCGCGCTCATCACCCAGCGGGGATATCCTGTCGAACTCCATCCACATCATCGCCTCGCTCGCACTCAGGCTGTGGCGCAGTTCGGATAAGGTGCGCCCCAGACGGAGCGCAAGTCGCATCAGAAAGCGAATTTCCGGGCGGGCTACTTTTTTCTGGCCGACTCTGCATCAGCGATCAGTTCCAGTGCCTGACGCAGCAACCGGGCATGTACCGGACCATAGACGGCCAGCACCTGCTCACGGTCGTCCGGAGTGAACACCCGCTGCAGGTCCGTATCACACAGGACATCGCAGAACAGCGTCACATCCGCTTCCAGGTTACGGCGGGTTTTCGCCACCACCGACAGGGTATCGTCATCCTCTCCATCACCATTGAGCACTTCCTGCCACAGATACCAGGCCTCTGCCGAAGGCTCCCGCAGCACCACGCTGACATTACCCCATTCCGGCACCTTCACCGTTTTATGACGAAACCCTGACAGTCTGGCCAGCGCCAGCGTTTTCAGATCCTTTTTCATGATGACCCATCCCCTTATCCGGCGGCTGCGCTCACTGTCACGGTGCATTCAACAGACGTCACACTCTGTGCTTTCTCTGCCGAATCGGTCACCACGCAGGTATATTTCCCCGCATCAGCGGACTGCGCACCTGGCTTACTGAAGGTGTCTGTCGTCTGCCCGTCAACCGGCTGACCATCCTTCTTCCAGGCGTATTTATACGGCGGCGTTCCCCCGTTGGCACTGACTGACATTGTCAGCAGCGCACCGGTATTCACGGTAAGTGTCTTATCCAGATTTTTCACAAACGCCAGCGGTACCACAAAGGACACCGGTTTGCCTTTCAGACGCAGTGAGAACGTTGCAGCCACCACGCCGTTGGTACCGGATGACCAGGTGTGCTGACGCACTTCCGCCAGGAATTTAAAGCCCTTACCGGACGGAAACTGCACCTTAAACGCATACAACGCGTCATTGTCATAAGCATCACGCAGGGCGTTCTGGGCCTGATTCAGATAAAAATTACCCGACATGGAAATCTCGGACGACGCCCCCAGACCGTTGATGTTCTCCTGCTCTGTGGAGCAGAGCGTGGTCACATCAATATCCTGTTTCTGACCGGCGGTGAACTGGACTTCCTTGATGGTGCAGTCCAGGCGCAGATATTCCGCCTTATCCATAGTTTCAGCAGTCGCCGGGGCAGATGAAATCATCACCTGCGTCAGCTGTGAGCGTTCATACAAAGCAGACATTCTGCCTCCTGATAATAAAAAACCCGCACGCGGCGGGGTATGGGTTTTGTGGGAAAAAAGAAAAAGTCACACCGTGACCTGAAACTCCAGGGTTGCACGGTAACAGCGGTTTTCCGGAATATAGTCCTGCATTTCACTGACGGCTCCCGGGGCCAGCAGCATTATGGCTTCACGGGCGTCCTGACGTATCTGACGCGCCTGCGTCACAGTCCCGGCATAAACATCTATCTGCACCGACACTGAGGACTCCGCCTGCCCGCCCATCACGTCCGCAGACACCGATGAAATCAGGCTGAAAACCACCCACGGAAGCGCCACCGACGGCCTGCCATCCAGCAGGGGGACCACATACGGGTACACCTGCCCGCCGGCAAGATGCGCCAGATGAGGATACAAATCCGCCTCCGTCATCGTCTCAGTACCTCATCAATGGCCCGGTTCATCCGCGCAATCGCCACCTGCGCTGCCTGTTCACTGCGCACATCAAACGCCGGGCGCACAAACGGGTGCGGTGGCATATTCACGGTCCCCATTTCCACAAACCGCCAGTAGAAAGCATTCCGCGGGTTATCCGCCTTCATGGTGTTATCGCTGTTACCGGTGTCCGGATTAACACCACGGATATGGACACCGGATTCCATCCCGCCATCGCGGGAGCGCCGGGAAAGGACCACCACATTGCGGCGCAGTTTTCCCCTGCGCACCGGTGCCCGTGACACCACTTCTTCTTTCAGCACATTCGCACCCGCACAAGTTGCCTCACGCAGCACCCGGTTATTTTCCGCACCACTCAGAAGCTGCAAATCGCGGCTGATGTCCTCCAGCCCCGAAAAATCCAGCAGGGTTTCGATCATTTTTCCCCTCCCAGCCGACAGAGAATTTCCAGACGCCCGCCGGTCGCATCCGGCACGGGCAGCCCGACAACGTTCAGGATCCGGTCACGCCATGGACCACTCAGCACATGAAGTCGTGACGCTGCCGTGATTTCCCGACCGGACTGACCGCGCACCCAGATGCGGATTTCCGCCTGCGCCATTTCCGCACCGGACTGCATCCGCTCCCGGCTGCTCCTGCCACGGATATCCGCATGAATTTTCCCGCATGACACCCATTCTTCCGTCATTTCTCCGGCAGCATTACGGGTTAACACCGGGTTCAGAACACTTATCATCTGTGTCAGACGACCTGCATATATTGCCATTCCCCCTCCTCATAACACCGTCGGACAACGCAAATCGTAAATCAGCACGGAAACAGAAAACGGCAGCTCCCCCTGAAGCAGTTCTTCCCGCTCCGCAAGATCCGGATTCCGGTACAGCATCCCGGTCAGCCGCATGGCAGCCCCCTTCATCCGGGTTAATGCCTCGCCCGGGATCAGTTCACCGTCCTCACGAATCACTTTATCCCGGCTGCCCTGAATGTAGGCCAGCAGCACGGCGGTAGCCTGACGAACCTTGTCCATCAGCATGTCATCATCCGCGTCATGGTCGACACGCAGATGCGCCTTGATCTCTTCCAGTGTCAGTAATGCCGTCATTTTCCGCCTCCTGCATCCCGCCCACGTTTTGCAGCCAGGGTCCAGGCTGATGAATGAGCTTCTCCGGGTTTATCACCGGTCATACTGTTGCAGTGCCACAGCGAGCCCCCCCATGTCACCGTATCGCCGGGGTGGTAGGTTTCACCGGCTCTGAACACACCGCGGTAGAGCATCACCGGCAGGGAAAATGTTTTTTCCGTACGCTGACCGCTGCTCTGCCGGACCACCACAGAGAACAACCGTTCACCCGTCATACTGACGTCAATATCCGCCACCCCGTCAACCAGGCATTCCCATCCCCGCATCCCGTGCGTTTTTTCATACGCCCGCCAGAGTCCGCCCTGGTGTGTGGCATACGTGCCCCGGGGAAAGGATTTTTGATCGTCAATGGCGGGGAGTATTTCCAGTGCCGTGGCATCACGCCCGTCCTGCGGAGCCGGCAGGGCACTCACCGCATCCAGAACCGCCTTCTGCAGAACATCCGGATCGTAGTCTCGACCATCACGCGGAACAGGAATATGGCTTACCGCCTCCTTCACCATCTGTTCAAGCATCGGATGCACATCATCCGGGGTGATACTTTTACCGTCTGCCGGCAGCGGAATATTTGCGACCGCATCATTCACCGCCTTCTGCAGAACATCGGGATCATAGTCACGACCGTCGCGCGGAACAGGAATATGGCTTACCGCCTCCTTCACCATCTGCTCAAGCATCGGACGCACATCATCGGGAGTGATACTTTTACCGTTCGCCGGTACAGGAATATTTGCGACCGCATCATTCACCGCCTTCTGCAGTACATCGGGATCATAGTCACGACCATCTCGCGGAACAGGGATATGGCTTACCGCCTCCTTCACCATCTGTTCAAGCATCGGACGCACATCATCCGGGGTGAGACTTTTACCGTCCGCTGGCTGTGGAATATTTGCGACCGCGTCATTCACCGCCTTCTGCAGTACTTCCGGATCGTAGTCACGACCGTCACGCGGAACAGGGATATGGCTTACCGCCTCCTTCACCATCTGCTCAAGCATCGGACGCACATCATCGCCCGTCACGCACTTCTGTAATACCACAGACAGGGAAGCCAGTTTTTCTTCAAACGTTTGTGCCTGCGCGGCTATTTTCCCCTCAAATGTGCGCTGTAAATCCGCCAGCACTGCGGAAAATTCTTCACCCAGCGCACGGATAATGGACAGTTCCCGTTCCGTCATTTTCGCAGTATCCCCCCTGAACATAGCTTTCACCGCATCATGCTCTGTTTCACTGATTGCCTTATTACCGTCAGATGCGCCGTCAGGCGGTTGCGCTAAGGCCGTTTTCCCGGTCGACGCGAACGGATCTTCACGGGCATCACGACGGGACAGCGCCTCCAGACTGTAGTTCTGCTGCTGAAGATACAGTGCATCACCGCCGGCCAGGGGCGGCAGGTTCTCCCGTTTACGGGCCTCATTGGGCGTGAGAAGCGTATTTTTCACCGCATCCCCCAGCGTTTTCATGCGCCGCTCACTGTCCATTCTCAGCAGCGTGGTGACATCAAATTCCGTACTCTCGTTTTCCCCCGTTTCCAGCGCCTCATCCAGTAACAGTTCAATGGACTCAATCAGCGTCTGCAGGCACTGGGAATAATACTGCTGCTCCAGCGCCTCCACATTGTCACTGGAAGGCGGTTGTCCCACGCCAATCTTGTAGGCCGGGACACGGAACACCGAACAGACAATTTCAGCGGTCATCTTCAGTTGTTCCACCGTCTGCGCATCCACCGGTGAAAACGTCGTGGGGTTGTATTTTGCCCCGTTGCTCAGAATGGCCGTTTTCCCCGCATTTTCGCCTGTATACCCGCTGTCCCAGTTGCTCTTCAGTTTTTTCGCATTTTCTTCCGTAATACTGCCGGGGATCTCAATCACCCCGGACGGCCTGCCGCCATTTCTGAAAAAAGACGTCGAATTTTCCTGAATATGATGCCCCTGCGTGGCCGCCAGCCCGGCGGCATACACCGGCGGCAACCCTATAAGCGGATGAAAAAAACAGTTAAACCGATCGTGGATCACTTCCCGGGCAGGCACCGTCACCGCCTCAGTGATCCCACAGTTCCGGTCCGGCGTGATGCGGTAGAACACCTCGCCGTCATCCGCCACCAGAGGTTCAACCCGGTTCCAGTCCAGAATACGCAGTTCTTTGATCTGCCCCCGGGCATTACGGATTTTCAGCACCACCGTATTGCCGTGACGCAGTTTGGCGTTCAGCCACAGTTCAAAAAACTGAATGCGGTTCTGCTGCGCATTGGGGCGACGACAGAGGCGGGCAATATCCCCCCGGCGCGTTTCCCTGCGTATCCCATGCGCATCCGTCTGCATAAGACGCAGCCGCATTTTGGCGATATCCTGGGATATCAGCGAAATACATGCAAACACCGCATGAAAGGAGAGGACGGCTTCAGGATCGGCTTTCACGCCCTGCTGCCAGGCGCCGGAAAAGGGCTCAGCCACCGCCTGAAACAGGCTGGTCCAGCCCGCCTCTCTTACGTCACGTCCTGATTTCTGGTTTTTTCGGGTTCGCCGTAAAAGGTTCCACATTCGCCATGCTCCGCATCACGTTTCTTTTTCTGACCTGCCGGACGTCGCACCGTGATGTACTCCGCCTTTCCCAGGCGAACCAGCACCTCCGCACACGGCTGTGCCACATCACGGATATCCCCGGCCCGGGCATCATGCGTGCCCTGCAGATATCGGATCTTTGCCATAACCTGTTACGGGAGGCACACGCCTCCCGTCCTCCTTATCAGACTCAGCCGCCGGACGCACTGCCATAGTTCACTCCGGTGATCACCGCCACCGCCGCGGTACGGCGACGACGCCAGTTGATCCAGCGCTCCGCACGGATGGCCACGCTACCTGTCTGGAACATGGAAACCAGCTCCACCGGCGACGGCGTGGTACTGTCGCCGGTCGGCTCAGACTGCATTTCCAGTGATGCCTCGCGGGACATATCCACTGCCACGCCGCCGTCATCCGCCAGATAAATATCCGGGGCATTCACCAGCACCAGCTGGTCACCCACATACTGGGAGACAATCACCGGCAGCCCCTGGAAGGAGCCACCCAGCAGGGTCATGTCCGGGTATTCTTTCTGACCCAGCGCATTTTTACGCATGGACAGCGCCAGAGCATTGGTGCTGGACATCAGCCAGACCGCACCGGTGGGCTGCAGGTTTGCTGCCACAAACTGTCCAAACGCCGCCTCTGCATCCGCATCCGGGTTACCGCTTGATGCCGTGCCCTTCACATCATGGGTGATGGACGCCGGGGAGACATCTGCCACCGCCGCTTTTTTCGGGTCCACAAAGTCTGTATCCAGACGCGCCACCACCGCTTCCGCCAGCGCATTACGGACCAGTGCATCAGCAGCCGGACTGGAAAAACGGATCAATTCTTCCGTCAGTACCGCAATGGCCGACACCTTAGCATGACTGAAGGTGATGGATTCAAAATCAAACTTCGTCAGGGGTTTTGCCTTACCCTCACCCACCCAGCCGGCAGCACCGCCCGACACCTGGGCGTGCACACGGATATTGAACGGCACCTGACGAAGTGCAGGGATCCCGCCCTGACCAAATCGCCCGATAATGGTCTGAGGACGCAGGTAATCAATAAAGTCCTGTGCGTATTCCTGATATTCAGACAGGCTGCCTGCCCACTGCGGATCCGTGGTGGTCCCCGCGCCCACTGCCGATTTCAGGACATGATGCAGACGACTGTCATCCGGATACTGACGACGGGCCACTTCCAGGGCTTCAGAGCGGACACCTTTAGCCGCAGCCAGCGATTTGGCAAAACGTGCGAAACCAATCCCCTTATCCAGTTTCTGCTCCACACGGATCACCGGCGCAGAAGCCACCGCGGCCACATTCCCGTTACCGGCCTGTTTCACCGGCTGCGCCGTGGCGGCCTTACCGGCTTCCAGTTCACGCAGGCGCTTCAGGTGCGCATCCACCTGACGTATTTCCGCTGCGGTGTTGTCGTAATGCTCTTCCTCCTCCACATCCAGCGTGCGCCCTTCCTCTGCGGCTTTGGTCATGACCTCCTCAAGGGAGGCTGCCAGTGCTGCACGCTTGTTTTCAAAACTTTTAATCTGTTCGCCAATATTCATTATGGTCTTTTCCTTATGAAAAACGGTTGTTGACTGTGCCGCAGCGCCGGCAGAAGATGCGATTTTCACCACCGGTTTCCGGTTGCCGGACGCGGCAGAAAACTGGCGGTCGTAAGATTTAATGGTCCGGATGGTGCATTCCGCATTCGCGGGCACGGTGACGGCAGACACCTCCATCAGCTCCCAGCGCAGAAAATGCAGTCCACCTCCGTCCAGAAAGGTGTATTCATGAGGACGGAAGCCCACGGACAGCCCCCTGACCAGCCCGGTCTTAATGGCCGCCCAGGCCTCATCCAGCCTGGCAGCCAGTTGCGATGGCATATCCGGCACGGGCTTCGCCAGTGTTGCCGTGATTTCCAGCCCTTCGCTGACCCGGCGCACCGTACACTGCCCCACCGGGCGGGAATGGTCATGCTGCCAGAGAAACGGGATCGCACTGCCAAACTCCGCGCCCTCCGGCTCCAGGATGTCACCATCCCGATCCGGAGAAGGCGTTGACGCAATCCCGGTGATCACCCGCTCATCCTCACTGAAGGATTTCACCGTCAGCAGGGAGCAGGCCCGTTTAAGAGTCACATCAGCCTCCTGAAAATAAAAAAACCGCCGCAGCGGTCCATGATGGTTACAGGGTGAACAGGGTTATATGAAAAAAACCGCATATTCTTTCTTTTTCGGCTCCGGATTCAGGGACATCAGGGATACCGCATTGAAGAGCGCCATCAGCGGGTCAATTTTCCCCCGTCCGCTGGCCTGTTTGGTAATAAGGATGGCGTTACCTTTAGGCTCCACCCGGGCATTGCCAACGCACCAGGCCATCAGTGGCTGACCACCATGCACCAGCACTCCCTCAGCCAGTTTGCGCTCGGTGGTTTTTATGGCCCCGCCCAGCTTCCAGCCCTGGCTTATCCCCACAACAATTCCGTCGGGGATCCCGGCTTCCACCAGTGAATCCAGAATCTGCCCCACACCTGACGGGTCAATACCGATATGCTCCAGTAACTCAGCCTCATGAATACGACGCACATACTCCGCCACTTCCGCCGTGTCATCCCCGACCCGACGGACAATCGTCATGTCTCCACAGGCCACAAAATCCTGAAACCGGGATGCCTCACTCTTCCGTCTGACCACCGCGGTTTCATGCGCCCAGGCATGGCCCCAGCCCAGCCATTCGCGGGTTTCCCTGTCACGGCCAATCACGTACATTCCCAGCAGATCATCCAGGCCCCCGCCGTCAATCCCCACCGTCACCACATCAGCGCGCTGCAGGATATCGTCCAGGCTGACGCGCCTGCCCTGCTGCTCCCAGAAATCCGCACCCGCCCAGCGGTCAGAACGCAGGGCAAGACCAATTTCCACATTGGCATGTTTTGACATGAAGCCACGAAATGCTTCCTCACCAGCCTCCCGGGCTTTACGGTACTCCCGGTACAGAAAAGCCTCATCCACCGAATAACCGAGATTCGGATTGACCATGGCGAGGTTTTCCATCAGCAGGTGCTCACCGCGCTCCACCATCTCCGGCGGATGCTCAAATATCACCGGCAGAAAGTGCGGATCATGAATTTTGCCGTCACGGACATCCCGGGCGTACTGCAGTTTCTGTCTGAACACCCCGGCTGGCGGCTCATTCGACTGGGTGGTCGTATACACCACAAACCCTTCCGGGCGGGAGGCAAGGCCGCCTATGGCTTCACGTAACATGTCCTCCGCTTTGTACTGCTTGCCAAATAACCACAGTTCATCAATCAGCGTCCCCACGGACTTGATACCGGATACCGTATTCGGATCGGCAGCCACCACCTTAAGGGTGGTGTCCGTCACCCTGTGGGTGATGGTCCGGATATGTGTCTGCACCTGGCAGAGGTCATCCAGATCATCGTCCCGTCGTACCATATCCCGCGCAGGATTAAAGGCGTTAGCCGCCACCTCCACGGTCGGGGCCAGAATGGTGTAGCCCGCCGCCTGCCGCCAGTTCAGTAACAGCGCCGTCATCATGATCCCGGCAGCCAGCGTGGACTTGCTGTTTTTCTTGGGGATAAGGATAAAAACTTCCTTGATATGGCGTACACCGGTCTGCGCATCGTAGGAGCCAAACAGGGCCGCCACCAGGTCAAACACCCACTGTGCGCAGGACTCCCCGAACGTCGGGCTGCCCGGTGCATCCACAATCCGCAGTTGTTTAAAAATCGCCAGTGCATGTGCAGCCTGATCCGGATAAATCGGGGCCGGAATAATCGACAGCCCCTTTTTCAGGCGCTCTGCCCAGTCCGGGCAGGCCGTGCTCCACACAGGTATCATCCGTTGCCCTCATTATCATTATTCACCACCAGTCGGGGTGGTGGTGGCACCGCAAAACGGTTAGCCGCTTTTTTCGCCGCGTCACCTTTTGCCGATTTTTTACCGGCATCCCCTTTTTTGTGGTGCGTGAACTGCGCCAGCTTATAAGCCGCATCCAGCGCCAGCCTGGGGTCGGTATTAATGTTCTCCACCAGAAGACGCCCCATCGCTTTCACCGGATCGGGAAGACCGTCCTCCATATACTCAATACCAGGAGATATCACCACGGGCGGTGGCATCTCCGGATTTGTTTCGTCCGGCTGTGGTATTGCAGCCGCCTCACGGCGACGGGGTTTATCCTCCTGCTCTGATTTTTTCTGCCGGTAAACAGGAACCTCATCCACCTCCACCGTCTCGCACTGTTTACGGGCTATAAACGCAAGCACCTCCGGATCTTTTGCCAGCTGCGAGCCTTTAACCCTGGCTGTCTTCGCCGAATAACCGGCGGCAATGGCTGACGCTGTTTTGTTTTTCCCGGACATGAGCGCCAGCGCAAATTTTCGTTTTTGCGTTGTCAGCACAGCCTCCTCCCGGGTCCAGAACGCACTCAGCCGGGTATGGTTCAGCCCATTTTTCCCGGCGTCTCATGCCGCAAATGTTAACTGCTGCCTGGTTAACATTTGCTGAAAAAGCCAGTTAACATTTTTTCCGCGCAACAAACTGAATAATAAAGATAAAAACCGCAAAAATGCCCGGACAGCCAGTTAACATGTTAACTGCCCTGAAACGGGAATTTTTTCTCTGCGTGAGAGGGGGCGCGGTGTCCGGAGCGATCGTTTTTTACGCCGAATGATACCCCCCCCCCCGGTCGGGTTACAGTCCGATGATGTCGTCCGCTCTGCCACTACCTCCGGACACCTCCGGCAGCGTCGGGTCCGGCATACCACCCGCCGCTTCACGAGCAGACTTTTGTCGATGGCATTCGGTACAGAGCGTCCAGAGATTCGTCTCCTCATTACCACCACCGAACTGAAGTGCAATTCGGTGATCGAGTTCACTGTCACAGAGGTCAACCACACGACCACAGAGACAGCACTGCCCGGCATCCCTGAGCCAGATATGACGCTTGAGGGAAACACGTGCACTGCCACTGACACGACGCTGTTCACCCTTCAGAATATTCACCCGTCGGGTATTCAGTGTTTTGATTCTGCTCTGGAGTGTACGAAGCTCAGCCATGTAAAATCCCCGTCATATGGCAATCAGTAAAGGAAATAAATATGTCATCGAAAAACCGGACCCGCAGAACCACAACCCGCAATATCCGTTTCCCCAATCACATGATTGAACAGATCAACATCGCCCTTGAGCATAAAGGGTCCGGTAACTTTTCAGCGTGGGTTATTGAAGCCTGCCGGAGAAGGCTGGCAACAGATGCAACGCACCTGCGCCCGGCCAGCATGACAAATAACGAGAAATGAACGTTCGGTTACAGGAGCAGGTACCCACTGTCCTCCAACAATATTTCATCTTCATATCCGACGGAACAAGACTTACCCTGCCGGGATGTACAGAATAACAACAGAGTGATAATTAATTTCTGATGAAATAATCAGGGTGCAGAAGGACTAAAGATAAACGATTTCTTCACGCCTTTACGCGGCCTGTCCTTCTCAAATCGCCATTTTGCCATCGCCTTTACAACCTGCTCATCAAACAGATGGTGCGGCTCTGAACGGATAAACTCAATTCGGGTGACAGTACCATCAGCACCAATATCAAACTTCACATCAACCCGTCCCTTTATATAATTTGCCGCTGCATAGGCCGGATATTGTGGTAATGCCTTAACCAACTGTCGGGGCATATCTGTTTTATGTTGCGTACAGCCCATAACCAGAGAAGACAACAAAATAATTAACGGAAGATTTCTTTTCATTTTCATTCCCGGCACAGATAAGAATAAGTCTTATTCTAACAATGCCACCCTGTCGGCCATCAATCCTCTGCTTAATGGCAACGACAATTATCCGACTTAAATCACAAATCAGACACATGACATAACAGGTCATGCGAGGTAACACATCGTCCGGTTTCTTCCACCATCGCACCGGACCAGCGACCATGAGGGGACAACGCCGCGCTCCGTTAACGCGGTAAACCCCGGTGTGTATCGTTTTTGATTATCCCCGCACACTCGCGCAGAGGAGTCTCCCTGTCGGGCTGCGGTCTCTGTTAATGAGGGAATACAGCGACGATACGGCGCATGGCTATGTCAGGCTGAAATGCCTTTATCCGTTAAAAAGGATATCAATTAAGTTATCCCGTGTAGGGTATAAGCCATTATCAAAGCCACTCTGTAGGGAATGGCTTTTGTAATAACTACTGTTCGCTTAGCTTCTGCTTCAGCAAGTAACCTTCGAGCATCCAGATTTTGTTTACAGCATTTTGCCGGGCAATCTTCCGACCAATTTCTGCATCAAAGTTTTCCGGGCTTGCACAGGCACTCTCTCCGGTGACGGTGAAGCCATTCTTCAGCACCAGTACGCAGAAAGTGAGCAACTTCAATGGTGATAAATCACGATCGCCTTCTTCTGGTTTTTCCCTGCCACAATATTCGTTGCTGGAAATGGCACCATTTAATCCATCATAAGCAGTAAAGTAATGCTCGCTTTTAATCACGTCTTCGATGTGCTGCGGGGTGATTCGCGGTGCCGTTTTGCCTTTCTCAACGATTTCTTTTTCGATTTGCTGGTCGTTCATAATTATGACCCTGTGGAGTGGTTGCTTGATTAGGATGTCTTTCCATCAGTCCGCCACCACAAAGAATCTTTTTTGCCATAAGGCAGGAGGTTCATCTTTCAGTGGCTGCCAGTGTTATTTCCCCACTTACTGGCTTGGGTTGTTTCGCGGTACTGCCGTTAATTGATGAGTCCGGGGATTACGGTTTGCCCGTGCTGTTCAAGGCGTTCAATTCTAGCCAGCAGCTGTGGCTTCTTAATTTTGCCCCAGCGATTTAGCAGGCGACCTGACATGCTGGCAACATCCTTCTCTTTCATGTACTCCAGCATTACGGCATTTCTCTCTTCTTCAAATTGACGATGACCAACCTGAAGCATGGCGTACATCCAGTTAAATGCGTTGATGTAAGCAATTTTGATACGCATTGCTTCTTTTTTGGTGTAGGACATAACCAAAAGCATCAATCCATCCTTGCGGAGACGGTAGAATTTTTGCGGCTTACCATTCTGTAACTCATTGTTTTTATAGCAAAGCTCAAAGTTGAGCTTTGTATCAAACTCAGGAGGGCAAGCTTCTATGGTTCGCTCAATGTCACGAACTACGTTCTTAGGCAGCTTTCCAAATGCTTTTGCCACCATAAAAGAATCTGTAACCGGCTCGTTGTTTGCCACAAAAATCAGATCTCGGAAATCGATGCCGTTAACGATAGTTGGATAATTCATCAGTGCTCACCTTTTAGTGATGAACCTTGTCACACAGGATTCCGGCCCACAGAAAGGCACCGATCACCAAACCGGCATCCTCAAGGGTCATCCTGAAAGGTTCTGTGTTCATAAGTCGCGCGTGTGAAGCGCGTTTACTGCGGACATAAAAAAGCCCCGCATCGCGAGGCTCATTAAATTGACTTTGTGATTTGCAAAAAAATTATTTCAGGCATTGCGTCCTGATGTATTCCTGCAGGTAGTTAACCTGCGCGGTTATCTTGTCGATTCCACTTCTGAGACGGTAATAATTGAGTTCAGCATCTGCTGTAAGTCCTGGGCTTTCTCCATCGCCCATGCTGCTGGCTCCGGTCGTTGACTTTGCACAGGTGGCGGCGACTTGCAGGCGCTTACGACCAGCAGAAACATCAGCACGGAGACTTTCGATAGTCGCATTAGCATCAGCAAGCTCCTTTGTGTATCTGGCGTCAAGTTCTGCTACATCACGTTGCCGCTTCTGCATATCTGCGATGATGGATGTGGCTTTATCGCGCTGCTCTTTGTAGGCGATGGCGTTATCACGGTAATGATTCAGCCCCAGACTAAGCGCACCACAGGCCACCAGCAGGACAATAATCACCACACACAGAACACGGTTCATCTCTCTTTCACTCCACCAGTCCCGATAACGTCAGGACTCGCCAGGCGGTGGAAAAGAAAATGGCAACCAGCATGACTAAAAATGGAATGCCGACGATTACACAGAGGATCTTCGCCAGCGTTATGAGTTTATCCGATATCATTAGCCACCACTCCATCAATCCGCCTTTGTTATTTTCCCTTTGCCTGTATCAGCCAGGACAAAATCAATCAGCAGATTCGCTTCGTTTATCAATGTGCGGATTTTTGATACATGCGCGGCTTTAACCTGTTTCCACTCATTCAGCCCGGTAGCAAACACACTGGCAATGTTTTTATCCCGTTTCATGTCAGCACAAGCCTGATTGAGTTCTTCCATCACACTCATTCGACGGGGATTAACGACAAAACCCTTCGTCCAGTATTCATAGAGAACATCGTCGCACTCTTCCTGATACTGGATCACCTTGTCTCGGATTTTGAGCTTAACCTTATTTGGGCTGATAGTCTGAAGCCAGCCAGCAAGTTTACGTAAAGCCAGGCAGATAACAGGGCGACGTTGGGTATCACCTGGTAGCTGAATGGTCATTTCGACCATGCAGCTATTAAACCGTTGTTTTAACTTGCGATACTGAGTTTTCCAGTCCAGCCCCATCCCTTCAACGATCGGTTTCATTGGAACATACGGTTCGCCATTATGGTTAACCACATAAAGAGAATCGCCGTGAAACGGCAGGGTCATCATATTCATCGGTTATTTCCTTTTAGTGATGAACCCTGCGCACAGGAATAACCAGCCCAAAGAGGGTTAACCAGACCACTGCCGGTTATCCACCAGGGCTCATCCTGAAAGGTTCTTTGGTTTATTTACGCTTGTGCGAAGCGCAGAAATGACAAAGACACCATTACGGTGCCTCTGCGTAAAACAATCTTCCTGACTTTATTCACTTGCATTTTGCCAGTTCGCAGGATTTCGTGTTATCTGCCCGCGTGAGCAAGCGTCATTTATCAGCAAAATATTCTGCTTATCTGTCGATTCCCCAGCACGCCAGCGCGCTCTCCTGGTCACGACGGGATACCTGACCATAACAGTTATTTGAGCGAATACGGCAGTCCCTGCCACCGTCCTTAATCCACCAGCGAATCGCTTCGCAGGCACCTTTTCGATCTCCTGCATTAATTCGTTTATAAAACGTCGACGGGAAACACTTACCGGGGCCAATGTTATACGGGCAGAATGACGCGATCCCCGCTTTCTGGGGTTCAGTCAGTGGCACTTTGATGTTTTTCTCCACCCATGCCAGCGCCTTATCACGCTCAATGGCGTTAACCCGGTCGCATTTCCCCTTCGACAGCTTCATGCCAAGAATAACAGGCTTACCATCCACCCGGGTGGCTCCACGGCAGATGGTCCAGATACCCGCGCCATCACGGTATGCCGTGGTGTGGTTGCCTTCTTTTTCATCCAGAAACTGGTCGAGGATTTCAGGCGCAGAAGCCCCTGCGGCAATCAGCGCCAGAACGGCAGCCGACAGGCCGTATTTGATTTTTGTGTTCATGGATATATTAAATATTCAGCCGCTGTCCCAGGCCCACTAAATACGCACTTTCAGATAAGTCAGTCCGGGATGAAGCCAGTAAGCCGGCACTTTTTTAAAAGGCGGATTATCAAAATCACGAAGAAGTGCCTCCCGCACAACTGAATCCTTGTCCGCACCACTGGCCAGCGCTTCAATCTCAGCGGCTACCTGCAGATACCCCATGCAACGACCAATGCGCTGCATCAGCCCCTGTTTTTTATTGTTCTTCAGGTAATCAATGGCAAATTCAATGAGCGTCTCACTGTGCTGGTGCGATGGCAGTGTTACTTTTCCATTTTCTGATATGGTGATTTTCCCGTCATCACCGGATACAACAAAGGATGGCCGGTTACACTCCCATTCCAGCTCACTGAAATTATCATTATGAATACTGAAACACTCTGCGAGATTTCTGCTCATCACTTTCCGACAATAATCGTCAAACGCAGCAAACTGCTCATCGCGGCGTTTTTTTTCATCTTCAGAAGGCATCAGCACCGACAGCTTTTTATTCAGTTCAGCAATTTCATTTTCCAGACGACTGAAGCGCTGATTCATTTCTTCATGGTTCATCACCTACTCTCCCCGTGCCGCCTTACGACGGTCTTCTTTAATCTTGAAATACAGGTTCGTCAGATATGTCAGCAGCCCAAACAGCAGACTCCCCAGCACGCCTATTGCCGCCCACTGAGACGGGGAAACCCTGTCCAGCAACTGCAGGAACCAGTAGCCCGTTCCCACCGCTGACGTGGTGTATGACACACCTGTTGTGATTTTTTCCATCTGGTACATACCCCGTCTCCCGCAATCCGGAAGCTCACAACATGAAAAAGGCCGCCAGTGCTCCACTGACAGCCTCGTGTAGTTACTCTGAGTGCCCAACAATTCCCTGTCAAACGTGTTGACATTAAGAATCGCTTTTGTGTAGAAAATTTACCAATATAACAATAAAACCTCACCGCAGTTGCATTTCCACCAGAAGCATGACGCATTTCTCCCTGTGCTTACTGGTGGATTTTTTTACCCCGCAAATACCGCTGACACATATTGATAATAAGAATATTTTTCATTTAAAAACACTCACTGCACCATTTCTTCGGAGTGTCCATGGCGCTCCCCCACCAGTCGCTTACGGCAACTGGCGTTTTTTAATTTCTTACCGTTATTATTGACAACAGGAAGTGTTTTCATTAAAAAGAAGGCTCTGCACGAAAGAATCTTGCTTTTGTATTTCCATGGGTATTAGCACCGCCAGCGTCTATTCCTGTCGCTGGCGGCTTTTTTTATCATACCGCAGTGTCTGTGCTGTTCACTTCCACCGCAATGCTGTCAATCAGCAGCGTATACGTCGCCGATTTTGATATATCG